AACCATTTAACTCGTGGATTCTTAATGAAGACACTTGTCAATGGGAATCACCTACACCTTATCCAGATGATGATAAGGATTACACTTGGGATGAAGATATAACTAATTGGGTAGCGGCTGTTGAATAATGGCGACTAACTTAAATGTATCAGAATTAGACTTTGATAAGATTCAGACAAATCTAAAGACGCATCTTCAAGCTCAAACTGAGTTTCAAGACTATAACTTCGATGGCTCAAATCTTGCAACTCTTGTAGATGCACTGGCGTATGCAACACACTATAATGGTGTGTATGCAAATGCTGCTGTCAATGAATCATTTTTAGATTCTGCTCAGGTTCGTAACAGTATCGTGTCTCACGCAAAGGCATTGGGTTATACACCTTCATCTGCTACGGCTCCTTCTGCTACGATTAGGTTAGTGTTTAATACAGCGACATCTTCCGTGAATATTGATAAGGGGACTAAATTCTCCGGTACATATCAGGGTACTTCTTATAATTTTGTAACTATCGACGCTTATACAGCGACTAACGATACTGGTATATACACAATCGATATACCTATATCGCAGGGTGAATACTTCACAAAGACATATACTTGGTTGGATAATACCACACAACGCTTTGTTCTAAACGAAGTTGATATTGATCGAGCATCAATTGATGTAGCGGTGAATGGTGATTTCTGGGTTCTAAACGAAGGTGAATTGGCTCTATTAGATGGTGATTCACAAGTATTCTTTGTACAGGAAAATCAAGATAATCAAACCGAAGTTTATTTCGGCCCAGACTCTGGCTTATTCGGTGCAAGGCCATTGAATAATAATCCAATCATTATTTCTTACGTAAGAACTAAAGGTGCTGCTTCCAATGGTACTACAACATTCTCTATTCCCGGCCTTGTGGGTGGATTTGACGCTCAGGATATTACAATAACCACAGTTGATGCTTCAACGCTTGGGTCTGACGCAGAAGAGATTGAAAATATTCGCTTCAGGGCACCAAAGAACTATGAAAGACAGGGACGTGCGGTAACATCGGAAGATTATAAAGCGATTATCTCCGATAGATTCGGTGATGTTCAAGCAATCAATGTATGGGGTGGCGAAGAAAATGATCCACCAAAATATGGCAAGGTTCTTATAGCGATAAAACCAACGGTTGGTGAAGAGCTATCCCCCATTACTAAGACTAAGTTGATTGATGAGATTCTCAAGCCTTATAATATTGTGGCGATTACACCAGAAATTGTAGACCCGGAATATATATATGTTGCGACAAATTCTAATATTAAATATAAGAAGAGTCTTACAAATAAATCTACCGGTGAATTAACCACAGTGGTTGAAGCCGCCATTGAAGCACAATTCAACTCAGATCTTAATGAATTTGGTTCAACTCTAAGATACTCAGGTATTGTGGCATCTATTGATAATGCGGAGGCATCAATTATCAGTAATGTAACTACAATTCAAATGAGTCGCAGATTCTTAAAAGACTCTACGAACACTGCTGGTATTTATGAAATACAATACTACAATAAAATCATACCTGGCACGGTAGTATCATCAACAATCGTTAAAACAGATGTTGCAGATTACGCTATTATGGATGATGGTCTTGGTGTTATGACACTATATAATATTACAGCACAAGCATTTGAAAATATTGAAATGGGTACTGTCGATTATACCACGGGTAAAATAGAATTAAACGGGTTTTTAACTGAAATAGATATTAATCAATCTATCTCAATTTATGCAGCGCCTGAAGACACGGACATATCTTCTGAGAAAAATTTATTAATCTTATTTGATTCGGCGACAATTGAAGCGACACCTATATAATGGATAATAAATTATCGATTTTAATTGATCGTACCCTACCAGAATTTATAAGAGACGAACATCCGACTTTCACGGATTTCATTAAAGCTTGGCTTGATTACTTGGATGGTGATATAGATGGAGCTCATTACCACCTAACACGATTAAGCGAATATATTGACCCAGATTATAATGATCTTATCGATGTATTGAAAAAAGCTTATATGGTTACATACCCAATAACACCTCTTGGGTCGGTGGAACATACACAAGATGATTTCCTCATCAAACAATTGCGAGAAATATATAAAAAGAAGGGCGGCGAAGACGCATATAAATTCTTTTTTAGAGCTCAATTTGATGAGGGAATTAAATTAAGATATCCTAAAGAATTTATATTAAAAACATCGGATGGTAAATGGTATGTGCCAAAATATATTGAATTCAACGGAGTGTCTAGCGATATTGCAAAATTCTTCAATAAGAAGATAAGAGGCCTTACATCTGGTGCTACAGCATTTGTTGAAGTAGAAGAGGGTACAGATCCTGGCAATGTAATAGCGACTGGTAGATTACCAGTAGAGGCTATTGTGGGTGAATTTATACAGAATGAAACTATTGAGGTTGTGGTGTGAGCGATACTCTCGTAATAACCTCCGCTGGTGTAATAGAAGGTGATGGGTATTATCTAAATACCGATGGCCACCCATCTTCTGATATGAAGATGCAGGATAATCATTATTATCAAGACTTCTCATATGAAATTGAGAGTGGTGTATCTACAAACTTCTATAAAGATTCGGTAACAGAATATTTACACCCCGTGGGTACTAAGATGTTTGGTAGATTGTTATGGCACACAGATATTCCTGCGATGCCGAGTCTACCACCCTCTGAAATTAGATTTGATTATCATCAAGATGGTGCATTCGCATTTAATACAAGCGCTAATTTTACAGGCGTTGGAGTAAGACAATTATATGGTGTGCCGATGGTAACGGTGGGTACAGTGGCGGACATTCAATTAGAGAATGACGATGACCTAATCTCAGAGGATGGTCTATATACATTAGAATATCAGGGCAGGAATGTTGGTGGTAGAGCGAATGTTGAACCCGCGGAGTTTATGTGGGGAGATATCATATGTGAGAATGGAGATTATCTTACATTAGAGAATGGTGTAGATACATATATTCTCAATAACCAAACCATTACAATCGGTAGGACGGGCAATGGTACATTCACCGTCAATAGTATGATGGGTACTACGAATGTTCAGATTAATATTGACGCATCATTGATTAACTCCCACCCATTGAATGCTAGAACTGTTGCGGAGGATTGGAGAGAGGGTATATGTACACATGACGGATTTATTCTTACAACTAGACCTACACCACAATACTCAAGAATTATTGGATAAAACTATATAAATATAACATGGCGGCTATAATAACAGAAGAATTTAGAATCACAAACATGACCAACTTTATAGCTGGTTTTGAAAATGATCCTTCAGACACAAATTTTAAAACACTTTACATCGGTTTAGCGAAGAATGATTCTTGGTCTGCGGATGGTGCTGGTAGAGTTGAATCAGATAACGGCTTTATTGTACCAGTACCAACGGAAACTGATGATGCTCTAACCACTCTATGGAGTGAGATAGTTGCAATTAAGCGAGTATTTGATACTGACCTTACACCAGTTATAAGAGAGGCTACTTGGGAAAGTGGAGATAGGTGGAACTTCATTGATGTTAATCCAAACAATGTTAAAAAATCATTTATTTCTACAGATTCTTATAAATCATTGTCTAGAAATAGTGAAGGTCGTGTATATCAATGTAAAGTAGAGCCTAGTACAGGCACTTGCTACATTTCAGGTTCTTCCAATAGCAATTATACTACAAGAGTTACTTGTGAAGGTCAATTAAACTCTACTTGGGTACCAACCCCATCTAACTTAGAACCTACTGGCGTACCGGCCGTTCAAGGTGATGATATGGTGTTTGGTAACTATACATGGGAATACCTATGGACAATTGGTGTTAATGAGCGCGCTACATATATTAATGATGAGTGGCAGCCATTATCATACAACTTATACTCAGCTGGTTCTGTTGAGTATATAGAGCAGACCACATACGGTACACTGCCGGAACGTACACCATTAAAAGCTGGTAGTACAAACTTAATGATTAAGATCTTCCTAAGTACAACAGACTCTGGAATTCCAGAGAATGATGACTTTAGAAGACTATTCTTGGTAGATACACCAAGAGACTCAGCTGGAGCTAAAGCGGTTAATTCGGTTTATAATCTTGCCGATCTATCGGTGAGTAGAACTGGAAATATTATTTTTATAGAAAACAAACAACCGGTATTAAGGTCGAGCGACCAACAAGAAGATATTAGGTTAATCTTACAATATTAGGATATAGAATATGTCAACAGCAACTAATGGCGACTTTAATACAAGTCCATATTACGATGATTACGCATCATCAAAGAACTTTATGCAAATCTTATTTGAGCCGGGACGTGCAGTACAGGCAAGAGAATTAAGTCAGATACAAAGTTTATTGCAGAATCAAATCGGGTCTATGGGCGACCATCTATTTGCGGAAGGTACTGTTGTAATTGGTGGTGACCTTCGTTTTGATAATGAAGTACCATATATTTGGTTGGAGAACAATACAGATTTAACTGGGTGGAATGGTGAGGCAATTACTGGTGCGGTATCTGGTGCTAAGGCTAAGATTCTTTCGCTACATTCCGATACTTCCACTAAGCCTATCGCATATCTTCAAGTATTCTCCGGTGCATTCACTGCAGGTGAAGCAATTACAAGAGACTCTGATGCGGCTACTAGAAATATTGATTCATCTTCTAATGCAAATGCTGTTGGTAAATTGGCCGCGTTTGTTAACATTGGTAATGGTGTATACTATATTAATAATTTCTTTGTACCAGTCATCGCTTCTTCAATTGTTGTAGGTGATGATAATGCTTCTCCTACTGATGAGGTTGGTTTTACTCTAGTAAAGGAAATTATTACAAGTGGTGATGATACATCACTATTAGATCCTGCTTCTGGATTCCCTAACTTTAATGCACCTGGTGCTGATAGATACAAATTAAATCCTGTGTTGACTACAAAGTCATACCATGATGCGAATAACGCGTCTTTGGATTTCCTATCATTGATGACAATCAATAATGGTGTGGTTGAAAAGACTGTATTAAGAACGGATAATGCTCTATTGGAAGAAACATTTGCTCGTAGAACATTCGATGAAAGTGGTAACTATCACGTTCGTCACTTCCCTATTGGTATTCAAGAGACTAATCCAACGATTGCTGGTAATGATGATGATACTAAATTCACAATTAAGGTAGAGGCTGGTAAAGCATATGTACGAGGTGTAGAGATTGAAAAAATTGCACCTTCATATCTTGAAGTTGATAAAGCTCGGGTGGGTGAGTTATATGATAATTACTCCGCATATTTAGAGTATGGACCTTACGTGGTATTAGATGACGCTCAAGTTACTAAAGACTGGGCATTCAATATTCATAAATGGGAAGAAGTACAATTGCAGCAAAGCGATGGTACTATTGTATCTACTACAAACGCTATCTCTATGGATGTGCAGGGTACTGAAACGCGATTATATCTTAAGCCTTGGTCTACAATGGCCGCGGACATGCCGTCAGTTGCTAAAGTTGTTGGTCAACTAACCGCTTCTTCGGCTGACATCAAAGTATTCACCGTATCTACTACAAACCCTACTGGAAAGATTCACAACACCAATAAAGCCATTAACCCATTAATTTTAAGAACACCTACAGATTATGTGTCAAGATTAATTTCAGGTAATATCTCGGTTGAATCTGCCAAGAACTATTCAATTACTGGTGGTGTTTATGATGCTGGTACCGGTGAGACTACATATACATTAACTGATCTTGCGGGTACATTCTCAAGTCAAAGCATTATTCAAGCGGCGCGCATGGATACATCAGTGGTTGTAAACACTACATATACTTCAGGCGCTGGTTCTACGGCGATTGTATTTACAATCACTGGTGACTTAAGCGGTGTTACGGTTGAAGTTATTGCACGTCCACAGATTACAATGGATGTAAGATCTAAGACTAATACTACAATCGCTTCAGAGACAATCACTGGCGCGAGTACTAAGTTTACTATGGCTCATACAGATATCATTGAGATCACTTCAATTGACGGTGTTGCATGGGCTTCTGTTACTGATTATACATTTGATAATGGTCAAAGGGATTATACATACGAACAGGGTATATTAACACACACCGCGGGTGGTACACCACCTTCTACTATCGATGTTGCATATAAATATTATGCTCATGGTAGTGGCGATGTATTTGCGGTTAACTCATATATTACAGATCATACAGTTCCATCCGGTATGTTATTCGAAGAAACACCTTCGGATAATACTGAATATGAAGCTATTGGTTCTTACACATCTGAAACCGGCGGTTCTATATTTAATCTAAGAGATTCTTTAGACTTCCGTCCAGACTATAACCAAGTTAATACTTCATTCATTGAGATTCCTCATGTTCAAGATGATATTACTTTCGACTTCTTCCATTACCTTCCGCGTATTGATATATTATATTTGGAAAGTACCGGCAACTTCGTTATTGGTAAGGGTATTCCAGATATTAATCCTCAAGTGCCTTCTGTACCTGAGACTGCAATGCCATTATATAACTTCCTAATACCGGCATATACATTTAATCTTTCCGATATTGGTACTCAGTTTGTGGATAACAAACGATACACAATGAATGACATCCAAGATCTTGAAGGAAGAATTGAAAATGTGGAATACTATACAGCATTAAGCATATTAGAGCAAAGCGCTATTAATATGGATATTAAAGATGAGTATGGTCTTGACCGATTCAAAAATGGTATTGTTGTAGATAACTTTAGAGGTCATGGTGTGGGTGATGTAAATCATCCAGATTATCTAGTAGCGGTTGACCCTGCTTCATCTGCTTTAAGATTACCATTTACTATTGGTACACACGAACATTCATTGGATAATGCATCTTCTACTGGTAATAGTATAACAGGTGTCGGTATCACAAACGAAATTTTAGATGATGATGTAATTCTACTAGATCAAAGTAAAGCATCTGAAACAGAGAATGTTGTAAGATTCTTAACATTCCTTTGGAATGGTTCTATCACACTAAGTCCTGAAACAGATCAATGGGTGGATACTAGCCGCAACGCTAATTTAGTCGTTGATATGGGAAGTAATAGAGGGGCTTGGGAAGCGGCATTTCCTGGAAGCTTCAATGGTTGGAATACAGAATGGAACTCATGGCAGACAAATAATATTGGTGTTTCAACTTCTATGTCACAATTTTCAAGAGTGAATGGCAATAATGGCGAAGCGGGGATCAGAACATCCACCACCACTACAATGGACCAATCAAGGGTTGGTATTCAACGAAGTTTTGCAGAGAATACTCGCACGGAAAGTCTAGGTGATAGAGTTATTGATGTATCATTAGTACCTTGGATGAGGGCTAGGGCTATCATATTTGAAGCCACACAGTTAAGACCTAACACTCTTATGATTCCTTATTTTGATGGTGTTGATATATCATCAAATGTTGTCTGGTCTGGTAATAATGTTACCGATTCATCAGGTTCTATTTCTGGTACATTCAATATCCCGGCCGGTACTTATAGTGTTGGTGTTAAAGAATTTGAATTAAAAGATAGAGACGAACAACCAACAACAGCGGCAATATCTAAATATACAGCCAACGGTATAGCAACCACTCACGAAGAGACGGTTGCTTCAATAACTACTATCACTGGTAGTAGACAAGAGATTAATGAAGAAAGACATTTATCATCATCTGCATCATCTGAAATTGTAACACGGAGGTGGA